TTTTTCAAATGCTTTAGCAGAATCAGCGCTTGCAACACCAGTAAGTGCGCCAAGCGTTAAAGGAATAAGTGCCCAAAGGCTACCTTCTGATGGCGGATGCTCACTGTTCATCCAGTTAGTAAAATCGTTACCTGGGTTAACTTGTCCAGCCTTATGCGCTGCAAACGCTTCTTTCCAATCAGAACCATTGTCTGACATCTTACGAACAGCAGCAATCATTTGATTATCTAGTTGTCCATACTCACGTATAATATCGCCTGGTTTTTTACCATCAATAATTCCACGGATAAGATAACTTTCTGCTTTGCCGTACTTACCCTCAAGGGTATTAAGCATTTCATTATCCCACTGGTTATGACCATCCCATGCATCAGACCAGGTTTTAAATGCTAAAAGTTTACTAAAGTCTTCACGTGTAGATTTAGCATCATCAAGTGCATTAGATGCAATTTTGTAAGGAAGGTTAATTCCTTTATAATAAAAATCTGCTGCGTCAATTACAGCGCGAAATGGTTCAGTTACAAAGTTTAATGCAGCCTTACCAATTTGTCCAAGAATACTTGGTGGTGCTTTTTGATAACCAGCACCTTCATTGATAAACACAAGACCTTGTTTAATCTGTGGGTCTAATTTGTTGTATGCCTGCCATGCTTTACCAGCATCAGTAATGCGTGTAAGTTCACGGTCTTTGTTTAGAAGACGCTGAATGTTTTCCTGAATAGCACGTTCTTCTTGTGTTGGCTGTCCCGCAAGGGACGCTGCATACAGCGTTGGGTTTGCTGTTGCAAGTGCGTTATTAACAGGTTGAGGAAATGGCTGATTAGGATTTATCAGAGACATTACGCCAAATTAATTCTATTGTAGATAGCCTCTAATTGACCTGACGGGTCATTCTTCATCATGTTGTAAATAACAGATGCAGGGTCAGATGGTCCTAAACGGCGAATACCAGTTAAGTCTAATCCTGGTCCAGGACCATAATCTGCACCAGCAGAGATTGGTTCATCTGGAAACATTGTAGGAGCATCTAAAGGAATAACATCAAATGCATCTGGCATTCCTGCCATTGGTGCACCAGCCTGTTGGTCGTTTAGTAATTTGTTTTCACCGTACTTAAAGCCTGTGTATTGCTGCATTGGTTGCTGCATTCCATCAATTGCTCCGCCATCTGTGCGCTGTGAAAGCGCACCTGGTCCTGATACAGGTGCTGGATTATTAGGTTGACGATAACCACCATGTTGTGCCATTAGTCTTCGTCCTCCTCTTCAATATGTTTTCTTATGTCATCTAGCGTTGGGTTTTGCACCCAGTCTGGATATGATTCAGGTGTAGCAATTAACCACAACGCATCATCTCTAGTAAAACCAGAACGGCGTAATGATTTAAAAAATTCGTTTAACCAGATTGAATGCTCATCTAGTTTTGTATATTCTCTTTCTTCAACTTTGCGTCTACGAGTAACTGGCTTCTTCTTAGGGGCTGCCATTGTTTACTCCTTATCGTGGACGCTTGTTACTAATCTGTGCACTAGAGCGAGCAGCACCGCTGCCTGTCATTGTGCTGAGTAATGTTTGTAATTCTGGTTTTGCTGGAGGTAAAGGCATTCCTTCTGGACCAACTGGAGCGCCTCCTACTGGTGGTTCACCAGGAGCAGAGGGGACAGGTTGCTCAACTGACTCAGCAGCACCAGCAGGAGGATTCTCAGGTGTAAACACATCTTCAATTGCCTCTTCAATGGATACGCCCTTCTTACGTGCTTTGATTACATCTGCAATCTGTCGCACTAAGTTAGATGGGTCTTGTCCTTGCATAGCCATTTGAGGAATTGCTTGTGTCATCTGCTGGAGTGAACCAACAAGAGCCTCGCGCATTTTTTCAATTTCTATCTTCTCTTGCTCTAGTGTTACGTTAACTCCAAATGGAAGTTCACGCATAGCCATATCCTTAGAGATAAGACCGCCACCTAAAGCCTGAAGCATAAAAATCAAACCTTGTGCTGGGTTAAGACCAGCGAGCATTCCGTAACGTACGTCTGCGGAATAGTCTTTTTTGATGTCCTTGCTTGGTATGTATGTAAGAACATACGGCGAACCAGCATCTACACCACGAATTGTTTTTTCAACGTTAAAGAGTGCTTCATCTGTTTTGAAGCAAAGCGTGATTACATCACGAAGCGCAGCAGCCAAGATAGCCTGTGCGGATTTTACTTGCGTATCAAATGCACCAAGTAGTGCTTGTACACCCTGTCCAGTGACAATGCTTGCATTGACGTTACCAGTACGAGATTCTGGGTAACGAGCGCCAACGCGTAATTCTTGGTTAAGAATGTTCTGCTCAGTAAATGCGCCTTGTGGAAGTGTAAGTTCTACACGGCGTACACCTGCTGGGTTAGCCGTACGAATAACAGCATCTCCACCAAGTTGTAGTTCTTGTACATCTTGTGGCAAAACAATTGGTGCTTGTACTGACTTCTCTGCTGCTTCCATTGCAAGTAATGCAAATCGGTTACGAAGCAACTGAATACCAAGTACATCATCAAACTGTCCACGCAATTCACCATCAACAGATGGTCGCTTTGCGATAACAACATTCATAATACCAAGTGGGTTTTCTGCTTGAGATAAGAGCATGTTGTTTCGGGATGGGAGGTATAGCACAGACTGGTCTTTGTCATAATAGCGAATCATCTCTATCATGCCATTGAGGTCTTGCTTCCAACCCAACTTGCCTAGAAGTTCGTACTCATGTTCTGGGAACATAGCCACTAGTTCACCTAGTGTCATTGAGTATCGTTTTGCAAAAGCAACGCAACGTCCGTAGCGGTCAAACTCTGGGTAAGCACCTACTGGGTTTTCTAGTCGGATACGTGGCATTTGCGCTTCTTCATCCAATTCAATAATGAACGGGAGGAAACCATATGTGAGGTACATGTCTGCACCGTTGTACATTTGTACTTGTAAATCTGAATGCTCAAAGTAGTTTGATGCAATGCGGGTACGCTTGTCAGCAAAATTACGAGCGCGGTCATTAGTCTGGTTAGCAGCAGAGCAGTTAACCGCTGGAAGCGGTGCAATAACTTCAGACAAATCGCGTGCGACAATGTCAATAAAGTTTGCTACTACGTTCTGGTCAATACCATCTGGAAAGAAGTTAGGATAGACCTGACTAATTTTACCCTGACGCACCATCTGAACGTCACCGTTACGCTGGTCACGCCCGTTGGCGCGATAGCGTAGCGTTCCAACACGCGCACCAATCTGGTCAATGCTTAGCATTTAGTATCCTATCCATATTGTTCTTGCCATTGTTCTGCAAAGGCATCATCTAAGTTAACCGCAACGCGGGTATTCATTTGTGCCCTAGTAGCCCAACGGTTGTTAAGATACTGAGACGTTCTACTTGATTGCTGCATCAACTCACGTGCTCTAATAACTGCAAACCATAAAGCCATGACGGTATCCGTCTTGCCCCTAGTTTCTGGTTTCCAAGTAAGTAACTGTTGAGTTAAAGCCTTTAGTCCTTCACTACCTTCTGATGAGGGTAGTTCAATAATGTGATTGCGCTGATGTTTACCATCGCGCTCCGTGCCAAAGAGGTTTGACATTGAGGCAACGCCGAAAGATGTGTCCCACTTGTTCTTGCCTGTAAAGTGAGCATCCAGACGTACGCCGTATTGAGCGAGCCAGTTTCGTAGTTCTTCGTCAAGTGCGTACGCTTTCTGGTGCGCATTGATTTCCACACGGAACTCTTGTGGGTGGTACTTCTGAACCAACTCTTCAATTGTTGCTCTAATCTTCTGAGGTGTTGGGTCTTCCATGTTGATACAATCCAACACATAAATCTTTCCGTCAGCACGGTTATAGTTGGTAACTACGAATGCGGAGTTACCAGTCATAGCAGGGTCAAAGCCAATAATGGTGTAACCCTCTACTTGAGATGGATGTCCAGCAGCACCAGCCTTTAGCGGTCCTCGCTTGCGCATCCCATTGGTCGCTCCTTGCACGAGTGCTGGCGGGAATATTGAGTCTTCCATGATGTCTTCTTGTTGGTAGACAAGTGCCCATGTTGACGGTGTAACTTCGCTTCTTCTTCTGTTGAGCGTCTTACCGTCCCACTTGGGGTAGAAGCCATTCTCCTGAGGAGTATCATCATCCCCATCCCACGGGACGTCCGACTCTTTCCAAAGCGTAACCCAGTCTTCTGGCTTTTCTGAATACTCCAGTACAGCAGGCATCCCCATATAAGTAAACGGAGTTTTGCCCCCAGACCAGTGCTTGGGATTACGAAGTTCTTTATAAAGGTCATTGGCAGCAATTCGGGTCCCCACCACTAGTAACTTACCATTTTTACCCAGACGGGTAATAACTTCTTTTTGCAGCCAGTTAATCTGCTGCTCCCACTCATGGGCATTGGCTGTAGTTATACAGTCGTCCAAAATAATTAAGTCTGCGCGAGCGCCGTAAATCTGACCACCCATACCTAGTGCTTGAATGGTTGGGTCTTTTTCAGATGAGTTACGCGCATCACCCCCAAGATAGACGGTATCGGTACGCCAAGTATCTGCGTCCTGTTTCCAGCCGCCCTCTGGACCATAAGCGGTCTGTAGTTTGAGCCAGCGTGGATGGGACAATCGTTGCTTGATAGCGTATACGAACTCGCGTGCCTTAGTAATCGTCTTTGATACCACAATGATGCGGATGTTGGGATTGAGGGCAATGCGGTAAGTCGGATAGTTCACCGTAATCACAGTGGACTTAGCGTGCTCAGGAGGCACGTTGATTAGGAGGCGGTTTCCCTCCCCAGGTTCATATATAATATTTTCGTGTTGCCATGATGGTTCGCGCCCCTCCAGAAGGTCAATCCAGTTCTGGTGATGGGGGAATACAGTTTGGTCAAAAAACATCTTAGAGAAATCCGCAAAGGGGATTGACTCCTTCTCAACGCCGAGGGCATCAAAAGATTGCTTGCTTCCTTCTTCCTTTGCCTCTTCCAGCGCCGCCGCAAATAGCGGGTCTCTGACCATCCACTGACGGATGGTATCTGGCTTTTTGCCTATGGCAATCATAGCCGCCTGAGGGGAGACGCCCACCCTCACCTTTTCAAGAACATCTTTCTTGGCTTGCGCCACCCCTTTTGCTAGGTGGTGCTCCCCGCCTGATTTGAAGCCCGACATCGTTATCCCCTTGCTGAAGGCAGACTTAACCCGCCGTATAGAAGTATATCTGTACAACAGTCTGTCACAGTATGAGGAAGGCTATAAAAAGACTTCCGAATATATTTTACTGTACATATATACTTAATCCGTTCAAACTGCTAAAACGAACAGTTTGGCTATAACTATCTATAAAACAGCAGGTCAGACATATACTGGGGTCACTATATACAGAAATATTTATAGTCAGAGTTACCTACATATACAGGCAAACAGATTAAAACAGTAGGGGTCAAGCCCCTACATGTTCTAATCTGAACAGACTGTCACTACTGGACGTAGTCTGCGTAGGGATACTGTCTGTCGGGCTGTCGCCCCCTAAATAGATTTCTACTGACAGCCGTGCTGTATGTATATATCTATTGAGCCTACTGATGCCGAACGGGTTCTTCATTCGGCTTCTTATGAACAGCGTCTGCAAGCAGTTCTGTTCAGCCTCGGCGTCTGCGCCTCACAATGTCGGGCGTCTGCCCGCTACGCTAAGCAGGTCCCTCCTTGTTCGTCAGCAGGTCCTCGGTCCGCTGGAATGCGGAAAGAAGCCTCATTCATAACCAAGCAGTTCTTTGCTGTCCTTGCAAGCAAGGAGCAAAGCGTCTGCCGTTCTATCACTTTGCCTATCCCATATCGCATGGGAAAGACAAAGCGTCAGTGGCTAATGTGTATGTTATTCCGCTTAGCCATACACACCAGCCGCTCGTCTATGGGACTCGCGCCTGGCTGTCTAAGCGGGTTGTGTTCGCTCCAAGCGTTACGGTGCACAGCCCCTCCACGCAATGCGCTCACCTCACACCACACACAGTCGGACGCACGCCACGGCTTTCGCTGGCTATCGCCACTATTGCTCAAGCCTACACTCGTAGCCTACCTCGCTCTGGCTCGGCTTAACGGCTACTCGCAAGCGTGCTAAACCATACGCCTCTGTCAACGGCTTCGAGCAGGGGCATATGCTCCAATGGCTGACTCGCGTTACCACGCTCGCCCGTGGCTAAAGCCACGCGTGTAACAGCCATAAGACTGGAGCCTAGTCTATGCCCCAAAAAACGCTCTCGCCTTCCCGCTTCGCTTCGCTCGCTTTGACATTCTGCGTATTTGGTTCCCGACAGTATGTGCTGTTGATTTAACTACTGAAAGGCTTAAAGATGAACGAAGTAACATACACACAGGAAGACTCACTCACAATCAGCAACGTCTGTCCTGAGTGCATAGCACAAGAGCAACTCTGCACAGAGTGCGTAGAGTTGGCAGACGCCCGCCTCACTGACTCCGTGTATGAGTCGGCGTCTGAAGGGAACCTTATGTACAAGTCCCAGTGGCTTGTGGATACGGAGCCAAGTGGACATGACTGGACAGACCGTGAGGGGGAATACAAGTTACCTATCGTCCAACTTCAGGACGGTGGCGTGCTTGATAACATATGGGAGTTGGAGGATTACACGCAGTCTATGCGTGAGGTTATATGCCAGACCTGCAACCTCGCAACTCCTAAGCAGTTCAATCAATGTCAATCATGTGACACAGTTCTAGAACATAACGTTCGGTAGGTAAGAACGTTACAGGTAGCCCTGTTGCCTACGGCAGGGCTACCTTCCACCTAATACACACTACGAAACAAGGAGAAACAGATGCAAAACGAAGTAACTATCACAGGTACAATCAAGAACGTCCGTCAGTTCACAGGTTCAAAGGGAACACTGGTAACTGGTTGGCTTAATCAACGCACATACTCACGTCTGCCAGATGGTACAGCAGACCGTGCAGTATACGTAACAGGTATCAATATCGTAGCGTTAGATGACTCTACAGTTGGTGACTTGCTAGAGATTGACAAAATGCGTGCAGGTAACGAAGAGACCCAGACAGTAACACTTAAAGGTCGTCTTATCACACGCTTTGACCGCCGACCAGAAGTGGCAGAAGCATCACGCCGTGCACCACAGTTGCAGTTGGAAGTCTTTGAGGTAAGCGTAAACTAAGGTTAAAGATGGGAGAGTGGGTGGCTTAGATAGCACTCACTCTCCCTTTTTTTATTGTGCGGGGGCATAAGGTAATCAAATGCAACGGACAAGTCATCAACTATCAACCTACATAGCAAGGAGAGACAATGTATTTCTCAGTACTAGATATAGGTGCAATTATGATTGCACTGACAACATCAATCACACTGATACTACTGACAGCACGGG